CCTGCCTGGCTTTACCAAGGTAGTTGAGTACGGTGGCAGCACCAAACCCATGCACCCGATGGAACTGGGCGCCGTGGATAACTTCCGGTTTATTGTCTCTCCGGAACTTTCGTCTATTATCGATTCTGGTGCCGCAGTTGGTTCTACTGGTCTGAAAACTACCGGTTCATCCAACATCGACGTGTATCCAGTTATCGTGGTTGCCGAAGATGCGTGGGGCGATGTTGCCTTACGTGGTCAGAACTCTTTCCGAGTAACGGAAATCCCATACTCCCAGAAAGACAAGAGCGACCCGCATGGCCAGCGTGGCTATATCGGTGCGATCTTCTGGTCAGCTGCTTTCGTTCAGAACGATGGATGGATGGCAGTTTTGGAATGCGGGGTCACGAATTTGTAGGCTAAGTGGTTGATATGGTTAAGAAAGATTGTTTAATTTGTGGAGTTGAATTTACTGTGAATCAGTTCCGTGCTGACAAGGCGAAGACCTGTTCGTTGGAATGCCGAGGCAAGTACATTGCTTTAGGTTATTCCAATGCCAGGGCTCGTCTTGTTTGCGAGGCGCCTGATTGTGGTAAGGAGTATTCGGTTCCCCAATGTCACGAAGACAGACGGAAGTTTTGTTCTGTTGAGTGCTCCCTGAAGCACAGGCCGATGAACCCTCCTACTGGGAAGGATCATTACTTGTGGAAAGGCGGGAGAACAACTCATTCTGATGGCTATATCTTACTTCGAGCTGTGCATCATCCATTTTCCGTAGGGCTGTATGTTTTCGAGCATAGGTTGGTAATGGAACAATGGATGCGTGAAGAATCTCCTAACCACAGTTTCCTTGTAGAAGTTGCAGGGGAACTGTATTTGAGTCCTGAAATTTCTGTGCATCACATCGATGAGCAGAAGACTCATAACGTAAGAAGCAATCTGCTTGCTTGTACCAATGCAGCGCACCGATCAATTCATGCTGGGGTTGCTCCGTATGAAAAGGAAGTGTGGCCAGAGATTGTTGGCGGTAGTGACGTACCTTATCGACTGGAAAGGACTTGCGTAGCTTGCAATGAAACCTTCCATGTGAAGAGGGCCGATGCTCGCCGTGGGCAAGATATTTACTGTTCGAGAAACTGTTATGACAACCGGGACAAAACACCGTTTGAAGTAACCCTTAAACGCAATATAGGACTAAATCGATGAGAAACCTATTCCCTTTGACCGCTGCATTCTCCTCTGGCTTGCTGACCGCAACCGGGGCTGTAACAACGTATGACACGACTGTGACTATCCAATCTTCCATCGCTGGCAAGATGAACGCATCGCGAGCCGCTGTTACCACTGGTACCACGCCTACTGTTGATGGCAATGGCGTAACGCTAAAAACTTTGGTTGGTACTGCTACTACTGGACAGGGTTGTGTACTGGTCTGGTGCTTGATCGCTGATGCCACTGTCAAGCTGTTCCAAGGACCTATCCGTGCTCTTGATGCGGCTGGTGTCTTTACCCATGCGCCGGATTTCCCGGACATTAATCTGGATACTCACGTCCCATTTGCCTACCAGGTCCTGAAGCATACCGCTTCTGCAACGACTATCACGATTGGTACCAGCAACTGGAACGCTTCTGGCTTCACTAACGCTATTGTGAATGTCAGTCAACTGCCAGCACGACCACAGATTTCCTAATCTGTAGTTAGTTTGAAAACCGAGGGGGGCTGAAATGCCCCTCTTCAACCGACTATTATAACGAGGACTTTTGCCATGAGTGGAAAACTATCTGGTGGTAGACAACGCCGATTAATCATTACCGAATTCCTGGAATTTGAAACAGGGTCAGTGATACGGATTAAAACGGCTGCAGGTGGATCGACAAAGATTGATCTGACTGAGTTGATTGCGCTGAATGATATCAGTGCGACCGAACTTGGTTTTGTGAATGGGGTAACGGCAGGTACTGGTGCGGCGAGCAAGGCTTTGGTTCTGGATTCTGGCGAGGACATCACTATTCCAAATACAGGGATAGTCACCCTTGGCGTTACAGCTACCGCGGTAGAGGCGGCAGAACATGGTGCGGGAGCAATCGGTACTGCTGTAGTTCCTAAAACTTTCCGTTGGATAGATAAAGGCGTCATCATCACGCAGACCAAGGTTGACCTGACTGGCCTTGCCAGTGTCGCTACCGCCAATGATGTTATTGGACTGGCGGCAGGCGGTGCGGCTTTCATAGGCAGGAACGTTGTGGCCACTAATGGTGTGATCTTCAAGGCCGAGCTTTCCTGCCTTGAAACCCCGTTGACTGGTGATAATGATGTGAACGTAGTTACCTCTTCCAGCGCAGCCTTAGCCTACGATGGTGCGGGTGGGACGACTTACATCAGTAACAGCGGTGACTTGCTTCTGGGACAGACCATCGAGAATCTGGTTCCCGCTCTGACTGAAGGTCACTACTTCTACCTGACAGCAGGAGCAGGCGACACGGCTGGCACTTATACGGCTGGCATGTATGTACTGACCACTTACGGACACGCTGTTCTGTCGTAACCAGTCGGCGGTTTTTGTAGTAGTATGGGACAAGTGGCATTCAGGTGTCACTTTGTCCCTAACTCAAACAGGAGAGCGCAGTGGTTAAAGAACATGAAATAATTGGCAGACAGCAGGTAGGTCTGGAAAATCTGAGTGTGGCTTACGACACGCTTTTAAACGTATTGTCGCAGGTCGTGACAGGACAGGTTGATTGCAGTCGAGTCACTGTCGATATACCTAACAGGTCTTGGGCAATAGCAGAGCCCGAGGAAGCAAAGGTAGAAGACGAAGAAGTGTAGTAAATAAACGCACTGTCGTGAGACAGCGCCATTCCTACGGGCTCCTCCCAGGGGCCCTTAACCGGAGAAAGTTATGACAGGTAAGCCGAAACGCAAGGTATCACAAGCTGAATTACGCAGACAGATAGCCGCTCAGAAGGCGAGGGCTGACAAACTGGAAGCGCAGGTTCACGCACAAGACGTTCCACAACAATATGATCATGAACCACCCAGTCTGGTGAACATGCCAGGGATTCATGATGAGGTGGAAACGCACGAAGAATTACCGCCCACTCGATCGAGCTATACCCATGACCAGGTTCTGGATATCGTCGACGAGATTATTGCCAGGCGCGAGGCCCGTGACAAAAGCAGGAACACTGCTCAGGCCAGCGCTCCCCGGGCAAGTGTAGGCCCGGATATCCACGTCAAGAAATACCAGAAAGCGGTTGATGCTGGTGATTTAAGACTTGGCAGTGAAGGGTCTATTACAGGCCATATCGATAAAGAAGGTAATGCCGGACTGATCAGACCGGTAGACGATTACGATCTTGATAGCCCGGTACTGAAAGAGAAGGATGCGAACGAAGCCTTTATGCGGGACAAGATTGTTGTATCGATCGCAGATACGACTGAGATCAATGGTGCGCCCTGGTTCAACATCTGGGTAAACGGTGAGGCATGTACCTTTATCCGTGGCCAGCAAAAGACTGTAGCGCGAAAGTTTGTGGAAGGACTGGCCAGGGCAAAGCCAATTACTTATCGCAATGTAGAGTACACAACGGCTGATGGATTACGTGATACAAAGCAGAGCAGACATATCGGCCTGCGGTATCACTTCTCTGTCCTCCATGACCCGCACCCTCGCGGTGCCGAATGGTTGGCGCACGTTATCGCTCAACCGTAACTGTTCAACATGCCTGAAGGCGGGCGGAGATTGTAATGAGCCAACTGACATTCATTCAGGTTTGTAAGAAAGTTTGCCTTGAATGCGGTGTCCCCCAAGGGGAGGCCGCTATTTCTGCTGTTACAGGTAATACGCCAGGCCTTGCCAGGATAGTGAGCTGGGTTTCTCAGGGTTATGAGGAGTTGCAGAACAAGAAGCTGGGGCAGTGGCGCTGGATGCGTGTAACGGCCTCGGCCAATACAGTTGCCTCCACAGGTGAATATGCTTATACCTCATTCACTGATGCCCTAACGTCTGCTGCTATCACTCGGCTCCATAGCTGGCGAGCCAACGACATTAACGATCCCCCTAAGATTTACCTATCCTCTGGCGGTATCGGTGGACAATCATGGTTGTCTTATCTGCCCTGGGATATGTTCAAAAGCATTTACCGAATCGGTACACAAAACACAGCCACAGGCCAGCCTGCGACTATCTCGGTCAATCCTCAGAACAAAATTGCTTTGGGTAACATACCGAATGCTGTTTATGTAGTGACCCTGGACTACCACCGATCGGCCCAGGTCCTTGCCGCCAATGATGATATCCCCGAACTACCTGTTGAATTCCATTACTTGCTGGTCTATCTGGCTATGCAGAAGTACGGCTATTACGAATCAGCGCAGGAAATTATATCTCGGGCAAAGCAAGGCATTCTTGAAATGCGCGGTCAATTGGAGGGGAACCAGCTGCCAACTATTTCAAAAGCTGGTCCATTGGCTTAATGCGATATCCAAAAGACTACTTTGCAATTCCCAATGTTGACACTGACGATGTTATATTTCAGTACGGGCTGGACATTATCACGCCCTCGAAAGATGCCATGCCAGGGGCTGTCCGTGATGCCCAGAACTGGGAGATAGATACTGACGGTGGATATACAACCACGCCTGGATATGAACGGTTTGACGGTCGAGCAAAGCCATCAGCTGCTCTCTACGCGATTCTCGACTATACCCTGACCGGAACTATCGCCGTGGGCGATACGGTGACTGGGGCTACCTCATCTGCCACAGGGGTAGTTATTGTCAAGGCGACCAGTGTTGCCCTTCAGACCTACCTGGTAATAACCAAAGTTACTGGGACTTTTACCGCCGCGGAAAACCTTCAAGTCAGTGCGGTTACTCAAGGCACTGCTGTTTCCGCCCAAAGATCTAGTGCTGGTGAGACAGGGTTGTTACATGCCCAATTCACAAACGATGCCGCTGATAATTACAGAGCTGACATTGCGGCTGTTCCCGGAAGCGGTTCAATCCTGGGTATAGCTAAACTGAATGACATCCGCTTCGCGTTTAGAAACAATGCCGGTGGTACGGCTTGTGCGATGTACAAGTCTTCTGCCAGTGGATGGGCATTGGTAGCCCTTGGCCGTGAACTAGCCTTTACCTCGGGCGGGACCACGGAGATTGTGGCAGGGAATACGATTACCGGGGCAACGTCCGGAGCAACTGCGGTTCTTACCCGTGTCATGCTGCAGTCAGGAACGTGGGCTGCCGGAACTGCAGCTGGGAAGTTTATCTTTGCTTCTCAGACAGGAACCTTTCAGTCAGAGAATATCGATATTGGTGCTACCCCGAATCTGTCTACCATTGCCGGAGACGGTTCTGCTATTACTCTTCTGCCCGGTGGACGCTATGAAATCATTGTCAATAACTTCGGTGGCGCTGCGGGTAGCGATCGACTGTACGGGGCCGACAAAGTAAATCGGGGCTTTGAATTTGATGGCACTATCTTCTGCCCTATCAACACGGGCATGACCGTTGATAAACCAACTCACGTAGTAAGTTTCCAGAATCACTTGTTTTTCTCCTTTGACGGATCTGCCCAGCATTCAGGGATAGGAACGCCCTATTCCTTCAGTATCTTGTCCGGTGCCGGTGAATTGGCAGTAGGCGATAACATAACCGCCTTTTCTGAACAGCCTGGGGCCACAGGTAACGCGACATTGGCTATTTGCGCAAGGAACAGGATCAACATTCTATACGGAACATCAAGCGCTAACTGGAACCTGGTCGAATTCAGAAGGGAAGTCGGGGTGTACGAATACACTGTGCAAGAATTTGGCATGAC